AGGGCCGCGAGCGGTGGCACGTCTTCTGTGGCATGGACTTTTCAAGTGGCGACGACCTCTTTGCGCTTACCTACTTGGCGGTTGACTGGCTACCGAGCGACACGATGAAGGGCCGCTTCTTTGTCGATACTGACTGCTGGGTGCTGGAGAAGACGATGAAGGAGAGTCCGAACCGACCGCTATATGAGCAATGGATAGAGCAGGGATGGTTGCACGAATGCCCTGGTGAAGTGTTCGACTCAGCCTACGCCATCAACCGCATTGCGGAGCTGGTGGAGAAGGGCATCAACATCTACTACTTTTGCTATGATCCCGCACAGAGCATCACGCCTATCAACAACCTGAAGGCATGGCTTCAGACGCTCTTCCAGAAGCGCGGCACCATGTCGGTGAAGGACATTGCCGACGCCATCCAGCGCATGGTGATACCAGTCAGTCAGTCGGGATTCACGCAGAACCCACGTATCGGTGAGATGGAAGAGAAGATGCTTGGTCAGGATGAGTGGATGCACTTCTCGGACAATCCCCTGTGGCCGTATTGTTTTGGAAATGCTGCCATCGAGAGCAAGGGCGACCCACCCATCAGGCGAATAGTGAAGGGCACGGGCCACCTGGGTAAGATAGACCCGATTCACGGACTGCTCGATGCGCTCTACGGGTTTGATTTGGGCGAAGGGAAAGTGAGTGAATAACGAATGGGAAAATCCCCCAAGATTTCCCATTCTTTCCAATGTTTGAAGAAATTGAAAGAAATAGAAACGAATTATGAAAAAGACAAAAGACTCTGTAAAGCGACAACTGAAAGAGCAATGGGAGCAGGCGTGCAACGGTTTCCTCGTGGAACTGCTGCGGATGTGGGAACTGGACGGCCACTACGGCTACTGGATAGGCGACGAGACGGGAGGCGTGTACGACTATGGCGACGGGATGTTTACCATCAACATGGACGACATCATCTACTGCGTGTTGGCCGACGTGACCCGTGAGCAGTACATCGAGTGGCAGGAGTACATCTGCGATGCCTCGGAGTTTGGCTTCGACACGCCGAACTTGCGGTCATTCGTCCGTGGCTGTCCGCGAACACCTGCCGAGACCTTCAAGCATCTGCGTGAGATCAAGGCAACGCTGAACGACGCTATCCGGGACGAAAAGGAACGCATGAAAAAAGGCAAACAAAATAATCCGTATTGAAAGGACTTGAACACGAATTATCACCAATTAACACGAATTTCTCATAAATTAAACATTCAAGAACTATGACACAGATTGAATTTGAGAACCAGATGAGAGAGTTGCGCGTTCAGAAAGGCGCAGCATTAACCGCCATTGCACGCTTGCAAGGCGAAGTGAAGGACGACATGGAGGCTATCGACCGCCAAATCCATGAACTGAAAGAGCGCAAGGCAAAGCTCAACCAGCAGCGCATAGCACTCAGCGACCGCCGTTTTGCGCTGGAGCAGGAATGGGGCAAGCGCATCAAGGACTTCCAAGATGCCAACTTCAACACCACACGCGAACTGGAGAACATCAGCGACTGGACGCTGGCAAACGAACTGCGCAAACGCGGCTACAGCGGCAGACTTGTCAACCTCGACAAAGACCCCGACTTCATGGAGCACCTTAATCAGAAACTCAATGGCAAAGCAGGCGAGACAGACGGCGGTCAAGATAACGCGTGAACTGCTCACGAAAGCCATCGTCTATAACTGCCCACGTTACACCCGCAATGGTGGCGTGGGCGTTCCTCCTCATGCCTGTGCCGACCTCGACGGAGGCTTCACCAACTGCCCCGGTGCGGCTGGCTTGTGTTCGCAGGTGGGCGACATCTTCAAGACGATGGTACGCATAAAGAATGGAGAGATAGACGTATGAAAAGGCTCATTTATTTGTCGGGCGGAATGTCCGGGGTGGAGCGGGCTGACTATGTGCGGCGGTTCCGTGAGGCGGAGAGGATACTGCGGCGGCACGGGTACGGGTGCATCAACCCGTGCAGGGTGTGGGCCTGTCGGTGGCCGTGGATATACAGGGCGATGGAGTGGGTGCTGTGCAAGCGGCTGGCGTATGCCGTGGTGCTCTGCTACGACCTCCTGCTGCTGATGACCCGTGCCGACGGCATCGCCATGCTCCCCGGCTGGCAAGCGTCACGCGGCGCACAGATTGAGAACTACGTCTCCATGCACTTCTGGATGCAAGGTGTCTCCAAGGCGGTGACGGAGGAAATAGAGAAAATCAAGTAAAAAATAAATTATCAAGGTTTCGGGCTTTGCCCGCTTTTACAAAACGAAGTGACTAAAAGAACTATGAGCTACCGACCCGTGCGCTCCGTCCCCGGTCTTGAAGTGACAGCCGACGCGGAGTTCCGATACAAGGGCAAGCCGAAGAAAGCCATCTACTGCCACACTGTGACAGGTCGAAAGGCGACCGTCCGCATCATGATCATGTGGGACGCGAAGAGCCACTACTGGCAAGCCGCCAAACTGGTGGCAGAGGCGTGGAAGTTCGGGTATAAGGATGGCGACCGCATCACCTACAGCGACGGCGACTGCCACAACATCCGAGCCGACAACCTCATACTGACCGACGACAAGGGCTACGATGAGTACATGAGGCGCAACAGCGTCATGCGTGCCGACACGCTGGAGGAGCGCAAGCAGAAACTCCAGCTCGTCATCGACGAAGCCACCATGACACTCAACTACTTCAAGACGCTCGACATCAAGCCTATCAACGACCACGTAAAAGAATACCTCTACCCCTGCCTCATGACGTTTGCCATGAAGACCTTGCAGATGGGAGAGAAGAAGGCAATGGAAGCCGTGCCCGAGGCTCTGGGCAACATGTACGAAGCCATCATGAACGGCTCCGCAGTCTATAACTACGAGCGATTCTGCAAGAAGCAGCTCCACCACCTGAAGAAGACAGGCCGATACGGCGAGTATTGGCACCGACTTATAAAACCAGTTAGAATAGAAGTTGAACAATTAAATCTTGACTGCCTATGGGAAAGGTACAAAGTGACACAATCGAAAAGAAGATGAAGCCACGAGGGAGCCACCGCGCTCCCTCGCGGAATCCACAGCCCGTCGCAACCATCAAGAGCGACGGGCGGGACATCATTACCGCAAGTGTCACGAAATACGGACCACAGGACGGAGGCAAGAACCCGTGCATCATCGTCCGACCAGGCGAAGACCCTGCGCCGACGTGCGTCAACCCACACTGCCCCAAGGCAGACAACTGCCGCAAGCACATCATGAACCGCACCGACCCGCGCACCCCTTCTATTGCAATAATAACATGGTACGAGTGCGACCACTACGACGCAATCGACCCCGAAAAATACAAGAACAATGGAAAGCCTACTCGACAATCCTCAGTATAAAGAACGATGGGCGATGTACGAATCAGCCTTACAGGTTGGTTTGCCCATCGTGAGCCGTGAGACGTGTGCCATCCTGTGCGCCATGCTCCTTGTGTGGGGCAACTGCGAGCAGTTCACCCACAACCACCGACTTGTCTGCGAATTGCAATATGCGCAGAAGCGGTTCAAGATAGAAGGCTCGGAATCACCCGACCCCGAATTTGCCGCTTTGCTTCAGTCGTATGTCAGTCAGCTGGAACTCATGCAGCAGCGAGAGGACAGAGTGCCCGACCATATCGACGCACTATTTCAAGATCGTTACGGATTCCATTTCAACAAAGAATAGTATTAACTCATTTATTTTTCAACCCCCAAAAAACAAAAGCAAGATGAAGAACAAGACAGTGATTATTCTTCTTTCGGTTCTGGCCGTGGCGATGTACACGGTCGCAGTGATTAACTTCTGCCTGGGCGACGTGCTGGGCGGCATCGGCGACGTGCTGATGGCGTGCTCCGACGCGCTGATGGCCTACGCGCTCTATCGTGTGGGGCAGTTGTGACGCTTGGCGGACATGACGGGCAAGGCGGTCATCGGACTGCTGGAGCAGCTGACCAAGGGCGTGCCGGCGACGCTGACCATCAAGGACGGCAAGGGCACCATCACCCTCGGACACGACGACGACGGCGACCCCGACCCCGCCAACGCTCCCGAAGAGGAACTCTCGGACGAGGAGAAGCGCATCCGTCGCATGGCTGAGGAGTACGACGAGTTGCGCGGTCGATTTGATGAGATGACGCAATTCCGCGATACGGAGGCTTACAAGCAGATGCCCGATAACAAGCGCGCCCTGTATGACCGCCAGTGTAAGGCTATGGACGATTATGAGAGTGCCCTACGAGAGCGGCTCCGCATCGAGGCGAAGGAGGCGAACCTCAAAATCGACATCGAGGGCGACGACACCGACAAGGCTGAGTGAACTCTAACGGAATCGGCGACAGGCAACGGCTTTTGTCGCCGATTCCTGATTCTTAACACGTAATCGGCTTGCCGCTTTCACCAAGGCGACAGCCGACTGAAAGAATTATCACGAATTATCACGAATTATCAAGGTTTCGGGCTTTGCCCGCTTTTACAAAACGAAGTGACTAAAAGAACTATGAACGAAGACAACAGAAAAAGAGACGCAATGGTAAATGACATCCTTTGCGACTTCGACTTTGAGAGAGTGCAAGCCATCATGGTACTGATGGGCGTTAAGTGGTACGGACTGAAAGGCGGAGATGAACGTCACCCGCCTTCGATGGATGAAATCATCGCCGTGTCACGCGAGATTCTGACCGAGGTATATGACAAGCACAAGGCAGATCCCGAATATAACGGCTGCGGGAAGTACCATATGTTTGCCGAGGCATTCAACGACGGACAACTGGAACTTACCTACCGACCATTCAGTGCTTCAAGTTTTGAAGACTGCTACAACGAGGACGGCAGCCATAACGAGAACTATTAAAACGAAACGCGGGGATGGACGCATCCCAAGTCGTCACTTGCAAGGCTTTGTCCCTTGCCTGCTGGCGCACCACTGGAGAGGCATCATCTATCGGGGTGCCTCTCCGCTTTTTTATCAACGAAGAAAATAACAAGTATTATGCAAACATTGATTATTATTCTGATTGTGGTGTTGATTGCACAGACAGTCATCTTCACCTATTCGAACATCGTGGACGATAAGCGCAACAAGCAACTGACATCGTTCCAAGAGCAAATGAAGAACGCGCAAGCCGACTACATCGCGGAAAAGCGCAAGTTTGAGAAAATCATCGACGGGCGTGACGACACTATCCGCGAACTGATTGCGCAGCGTAACGCCATCTATGCCGAGTGCGAGAAACTGAAGAACGCACTTGCATGGCGACCGAGCACCGACCAAATCAAGAGCGTGTATGCCGCTGCCGGTATCTGCGACCAGATGCACGAACCTACGGACGCAAAGAACCTCATGTCGTTATGGGAGAGTCTGAAACTCGTTGACCAGTGCTACCGTATCGACCTATCAGCAAAAGCAGAAAACGAAGGCGTATGACCATCGAAGAACTGAAAGCCATCCCGTTCCACTTCGTATGCAGCGCAGCTTGGAAAACTGAGCACACGATAACCTACGAAAGCGAGGACGGGAGGCTCGGCTTCTGCGACCACACACCTAAGCGCAAGAACGGCGACTTCGGCAAAGGCTACCGCCATTGGCATATCGACGGAAAGGTGTATAAGACCAAGGAGAAGTTCATCGCGGCACTCGCAGACTTCAACCCGAACGTCCTGCCAATCAGCCATCGACCCTATCAGAACACCGTGGCTCGCATTAAGCATGAGCAAGAAGCGAAACCAAAGGCTACCGTCGTGGACATGCCCAAGCGGTAGCAAATTCTTCACTCTTCACTCTTCACTCTTCATTTAACATTATGACCGACTTCGACGAACTTAAACAAACCAAAGCGCAGTGCCTGCGGGACATCACCGAGGCACTGCCCGACTACGTGAACCGACTGAACAGCATCGACGAGCGACTGATGCCGTACATCGAGGACGCTATCTCCGGCAATGCCAGCCACGCCAACCTCATGGAGCTGCTGGGCATCCGCAAGGAAATGCGTCTGATGGACTCCTACGACCTCGACCCCGAGCGGGTGAAGCGGTCGCTGCGAGCCATCGAGG